CTGTTGCCAAACCTCAGCGTCCGGCCTTTTTGCGACAGCTTCATATTAGGTTCACCCCAATAATGCCTCGCGATTTGCTCAATGTGAGCCGATATATTTGTCATAACTAAAACCCTTTCCTTCCCCTTTATCCCTTTGTTAAAGCGGCCACGGCGATCAGGGAAAGGGAGGAAACCCTAACCGCCGTGACCTACTGCGCTAGAACAGGTCGCTGCCTTCTACTGGAGCCGCCGAGGTGGCAACGGCTTCCATCACAGGCGCTGACACTGTCGGCGCAGGTTCTTGTGGCGCTGCTGCGCCATCTAAGGTNGCCGGACGGTCAACCCAACCGGAGATAACCATCACCGGCTTCTTNAAGGTCANNTCNCCNTTNGGCGTGTTNACCTTGTAACGCTCTGAGCCGGTAAACTCAATGACCGGCACCTTACCCGCATTGTCGGCCTTCTGAGCCTCATACGCATTATGTAGGTCGTTAAACGGCACAGTCATAGTCTTTGCGCCGGAAGACAGCTCACGCAGCCCCAGCTCCTTATTACAGAGCTTGACCTGAAACCCCTGATTGTGGTCGGGGCTTGGACGCGCTGGCATTGGCTCACCAATGTTGACCAGATGGAAGTCTGGCGCACCACCAACAAAGCCGAGCCAGCCGACCTTGATGTTCTCCAAGTCCATCGCAACCTTGACCGGATATTCCAGCTCGGATTCATCCTTGACCCAAGTTCCGCCCTCGTCTTGATGCCGGTCAACCTTAATGATGTAACCACCGCGTGTGTCGTATTTTAAAATCGGCACGATTGTTGAACCGTCACCGCTATTTTCATTCACAAATCCTAAAGCCATTTAACTTTTCCTTTTACGTTTTCAGCTTTTAAAATTGGCTCACAACCGTGAACCCCTCAATTGGATAGTAGGCACAGACGTCACGATCCGCCGGATCGCCTCGGTCTGACCTGCCACCCATTCTCACCGCAAACTCACTGGCGAAATTTATTCGCACCAGTGCGTCGCGGTAAAGCACGATAAAGTACGACGGCAATCCTGTGCAAGCAGAAATGTCATGCGCCCTGATAACCTTGTGCAGGTTAATCATTGCCGTCGGGTACTTATTCATCTCAAATGTGCGTGCCTTTATCTCGGCAAACGCCACAATCTTTTCTTCAAAATCGTCGGTAATGGCCACGTCCAAGCCAAAACTTATCGGCAGCTTATCGAGGCTGTAGCCCTTTTCCGCCAGCAGATCAGCGACGCGCTGCTCGTTGTTGCGGTCGGCCTGGGTTTCATACATTGGCCGGGTCATAAGTTAACCCCAACGCGCTTTTTAGCTAATCTGCTCCACAGGTCTGTCATTGGTCTAAGCTTTTCATTTTTCATAATCCAGCAGGGGCCGTGTCCTAAACTTACCTGCACGGAATGTTCAGAAAAATCAGCCGCTGCTGCCCAACCCCTCACATCCATAACGCTATCATCTTCGGTCGATGAGACTAATACGCAAACCACAGATTTGAAAGCATCCCTGCTTTTGAACAACATCCTGCCGTCTGGGTAAAAGGTTGACTTCACGTCGATGTTAACGCCGCCGCACCACATATCCGCGCCATCATCAATGCCTAACGCGCTAGGCTCATAGTCAAGTTGCAGCAAAGACGCGACTGCAAATTCAGCCCGGACGCCCAAATAGTCTATGTCATTATCAGACCTGCTACCATCTTTGCGCTGATTACCGACACCCGACATGCGTGCCAATTGCCATCGACCAGTGGCAGCTTGTCGGCATTTGGATAAATCTCTTGGCGGTATTTGAACCAGCATCACATCACCGCCAGATGCTCGCGCAGCACCATCTCAAACGTCTCCCAGTCCAGCGTAGCCGTGTAGCGCCAGTCGTAGCACTCGGCTATATCCTGAGCCACTCTGGAGTTGCCTAGAACCACAAGCGCCTCAATCGGTATCCGCACCTGTGTCTGCTGGCGATCCAGCTTATATATCAGGCACGGCAGGGCGTCATTAGTATTAGCCGCAGACTTTGCCGCCGTGACAATCTGATCCCACCACTTTGGCGACACGCCTGAGGCATATCTTTTACACTCAATCAAAAACGGAAACGGCTTGTTATCCGCTGGCTCCAGATCACTCAGGTTCTTTTCCTGATATTGTGATAACCGCCTGCGTAACTTCCTGCCTGTCGCCAGCTCAATGAGCTTGCAGGTCTCACGCTCAAACGCCGCCCCCTTGGCGCGCCCCCCACCGGCACGCATCAACCCCGCCCCGCTTGTCTATCCATCTCAAACTGAATGGCGCGTTGCCGTACATTTGCCTCAAGCTGTCTGACCAACAGCTCATCGGCAAGCGACGACTGCGACCTATGAGCCGACACATCCAGCTCGGCCTTTAGCATTTCGATGGTCGAGGCTCTGAGCCTCAACAAAACTGGTTTAACTTCACTCATTTTATGACCCTTCTGTGATCGTTGCTGGAAGCAAAAAACGCTTCTGGCTTCTTTTTGGTACGCTTATGCCCCAAAACACCTACATGCCGTCAGCGGGCAAATTTGGGCGATTAAAGGCATAGTGCTATTTTTCTGCAATTAATCTAATAATAATGCAATATCTGTCTTGTCATATGTAGATAGCATCCCTATATATAATAGGTAAGAGGGATAAAACAGGGAAATCAGGGAGATTACCAAATGACTTATCAAAACAGACTTATCAATCGCCTCATCGACCGCGCCGCTGAAATTGGCGCAAGAGTTGATATTGAATATTCAGATTACGGTACTGCCTCTATTGAAGTAAATTATAATGGCAGTTCTTGCAGCGCCAGTTTGTTTGTGATTGTTGGCAAGCGCGGTGGCGTTAGATACGCTCAATATAGCGATTTGCTAGATACGTTTTATAAATACAATAAGAACGCAAAAAACAAGTGGTGGAGTGTTTGGTATTTTTTCCAAACGGTTGAGCGTCAAAAGAAACTTTGTTTAACTTTAGAAGACAAAAAGGCGGCGGCTTAACGGCCCCGCCCGGAAGGGAGATTATCAAATGTCAAATTATGCAGAGTTCAGCACTAAGTCAGCTTTTCTATTTACAGATTTTGGCGCGTCATATGCGGAGCGCATTTTTGGTTCTGATTTATTGGGTGATCTTCCTCGCTATGTCCGAGGCGCAAAGACTGGCAAGATTAAAGACCACAAAATTGTTTGGACTAAAGTGGAGCGCGGCGGCTGGGTTCCACCTCAAATGGTTGAAAAGCGCGTTGGTAAAGTCATTGAGGCAAAGTTGGTTTATTCACCGTTTCGTGGCCAAGAGCAAATCGTCGCAGAATTTTTGTTAAACGCAGATAACAAATGGGAGCGTTATTAAAATGAAACAGATCAGATCAGATAGGGTCAAACTCTGGTACGTCGTGAGCAATCCGTTCACGCGTCCAGTTGTGACCGGCCCAATCTTCGACAGGTACGACGCAATCGCGTTGGCTTGCAAGCGCACCGACAACAAGAGCCTCATCACGCACATATCGCGTGGCGAATCTTGGGTCGGCGGTGAGGTTGTGTGTAGCGCGTACCGCCTACACATTAACGGCTGGACGGCGTTGGCGCCGAAGACGCCCGACGCCAGATTAAAGAAACCATCAAAATATGGGAGAGTGACATGATTAAAGACACAATCGGCATGCTGTTGCTAATGGCATTTGGCTTGGCGTTTTGTACAAACGCGGTGACCACTGAATATAACATGTGGGCGCTGATGGCTCGCTTTGGGGGTGCGGGATGATGGCAAAGATATCAGACAGAAGATTAGCTGTGATAGCCGAAAACGAAGCGCATCTTTCTGCCAAGAAGAAGGCTTTGCAATTGCGTAAACAAAAAGCTCATAAAAAAACTTTAGAAAAAGACCCCGAATATCATAGCAAGAAATACCGTGAACGGTACGACAACATGACGCCGGAACAACGTGAAAAAGAAAGACAGCGCGTTAAAGAGGTTGCAAAAAGGCCGCACATTGTTGCTAACATGAAAAAAAGATACCGTGAAAGGTTTGAAAATGACCCTGAGTTTAGAGCAAGTGTTCGCGCAAGAGTAAATGCAAGGCGCAGAAAGATTAAACACGCAACGCTTGATTGCGTTGATGCTTTAGCCATCAGAAAAGTTTACAAAAAAGCCGCAATCATTAGCGAAATAACCGGCGTTGCTCATCACGTTGACCACATCGTACCCCTTCAAGGTGAAAACATTTGTGGCCTTCATGTGCCGTGGAACTTGCAAGTTCTTACAGCAAAACAAAACAGAATTAAATCTAACAAATGGGAGATCAACTAATGGTCGGCAAAAAAACCCCCGACGACATTATTACGGCATCAGTATTGCCGGTAATTATGAATATGTCGCCGTACAAAACGCCCAACGATCAGCTTGCCAAGG